ATACTATCTACAGTCTTCTGCATAAACTGCTCTACTTCGTTTGGAGGAATTGATCCTACATTGATGTAGAACATTCTCTTTTCAGCAGAACGTACAATACGGTGAATCAACATCGCATCTTCCATCAAACTTAACTGCTTGAAGATCTTTCTTGCTGGTTCTAGATAAGAACGTCCGTATGGAAGGTAGTTGGTATCTGATAGCAATCTGAAGTGTGCTACCTCATAGTTGTCTAACTCGATTACTTTTCTATCGTTACGGGTAACGTAGTTGGGGTCTGAGGTATATGCTATACCGTCTAAGTCGATCTTAAACCTTACCTCATTTGGTTTGGTTTGATCTTCTCCCTCTGTTCTTACCATGTTATACACAGTATAAGGGATGACATTGTATACTCCTAATTCCTCAGCAATTTCTAGCTTTAAGAAGAAATCACCATACTTACATAGGTTACGTGCCCATGACCATAAGTTGAATTCTATATTAAGAATATCATAATGTAAGTTGTGGAGAGTACTTTGGATGTTATCATCCGAAGATTTTATAGAAAGTACATCGTTGTACTCATTCTTCAATGTAACCTCATCAGCTAAGATATCTAGTGCAGAAGCAATAATTGGATCCGTATCCATTGCTTCATAGTCTGTATATAGCTGAACTCTTAGTGTTTGATAGTTGAGGTTGGGATTGAAAAGGTTCTTATTGTTATATAGGTGAAGCCTAGTAAACCTATCTACTAAAGAGTTGGTAGAATACTGTCCACTTGACTGTATGTGGTTAGTATCTATTACTTTTAAGTTCTTCCCTCCTACGTTACGAATTACTACGTCTGTAGAGAATAATCTCTGTAACCTAGAAAATAGTGAAGTATCTGCCATGCGTTGAATATTATATTCCTATTCTAATAAATATAGTAGATATAACTTACCCCTTTTTATCCGAGAATCCAACTAAAGTCGTGAGAATTTCCTTGACTATCTTGTTGTTTAAATGCATCTTGGTTAGGNCTAAAGTTGTTTTGCTCACTACGAGAGTTTCGATTCATGTTAGTCATTACGTTAAGAGTGGTTTTAGTCATCTCTTCACCTTGTTGCTTAAACTTCATAGCTGTATCTCTCACAAACATACCGATACCAAATGCCATTACAAGATCATCATTAAATCCTTGCTGCGCTTGCGCTCTACCGTTCTTCCACACAAAGACTCTCATCTCTTTTACTAATCTGGAAGAGTGAATGGTTACACTTTCATCTCTTACATACTCCATCATCTTACCTACAACCAAGGGTCGTGCTCTCAGAGACATTGTAAATCCAGGAGTAAGTTTGTTGTTCTCATACTTAGACATATAAGATTCAACTGTTTCATTATCAGATCCTCTGGATGAGTGGTAGAGATTAGGATAACCTCTCTCTTGTATTTGCTCAATCGTTGCCCATCCCATGTTGGCATTTTCAACTACCAATAAAGCGTTGTTGTATTCTGTAGCAATACCAACTACCAAGTTACCATAATCTCTTGGAGGAAGCTTCCCTCTAAATTCTGCTACCTGCTCATTTGTACTTATATCAATACATGAAATGCGGAACTATCTGCCCCATCACCACGTGCAACATCTGCCACTAGCATATAGGATGTAGTATAATCAGGATACTTCCATATCCATAATCCACCATCTTGTCCTCTTTTTTCAATAGGATCACATATAGTTGTCTTCTCTATCTCTACTAATTGAGTTGGTTCAAATACAGTCTCACCAGATGATAAGAAATCACAGTCACACTCTTGTGCTGCGTTTCTAGGTCCTAACTGCTTATCTTGCTCCTTTCTCCAATCCTCATCTCTATCTGGATGCACTGTCCATGGTAGCTTAATTGGAACAAAGTTGTTATCGTTTGTCTCTGCCTTAGCCCATGTTTGGTGGAACCAGTTACCAATACCATTTGGAGTTGAAAGTGCAATACACTGACCCCCTGTTGCAAGAGTCTGTTGTGCTGCAGTAAAGGTTTCTTCTACGTTATCAATAAATGCTGCCTCATCAATCAACAGCAATGATACTGCTTCTGAACGAGCTGCATCTGAGTTGGAAGATACTGCTTTTGCTTGTGAACCATTTGCTAACCTAATAGAGAGCTTATTGTTCTCCGTAGCTTTGGGTTTCATCCATTTAGGTAACCCATCATACATTACCCTAATCTTGGTAATAACATTCTTTGCTGTTGCTTGTGTTGTTGCAATTGCAAGGATGTTCTTATCTTTATGGAAGGTCATCAACCAAATAGCATACCCTGCTGATAGAGTTGATATCCCTAACTGTCTAGATTTTAATACAATGTTATATTGATTATCTCTAAATATATGAAGTACTCTTTCTTGAAAAGGATAGAGGTTAAACTTTATACTACCTCTTTGTGGATGCTGAATTAGACAGTACTTTTTCATAAAGTATGCTGGATCACCTGCACATTTTATGTACTCTGCCTTNATTGCTTCTTTTACTTCTTGCTGATTCATAACATTATTATAATTCCTACAACAGCTCCTACGATCGTACCTCCCATCCAGCCTTTGTATAAGTTCCATCTGCGCTGCCTTCTTAAGGTAGCTTGGTACTTCTCTTGCTTTTCTATTTGAGAGTTCTTCTGATCTATAACTCCGTTTAGGTTATCTTTTACTCCTAAGAGATTTGCAATCTGTCCATCTTTAGCTTGAATAGCTTGATTTAAGCTCTCAATATCTCTCAAGTAACTCTCTAATTCCTTTTGGCAAAGATCTCCTTTTTCAAGATCAGTAATGACTTGCCTAGCAATCTTTTGAGGAATGTAAATAAGAGTATCCCCGTTACTTGCTATAGCGGTCTGCGAAGTAGCTTGAAAGCTCAGAAGCAGAAAGCTTACTAAGCTCAGCAATCTTTTGATCAAATGCATCTCTCTCTTGTTTACGTTTTTCTTCCTCAACATCTAAAGCAGCAAAAGCTGAGTCGACTTTCGACTGAAGTATATCATTCTCTATATCTAATAAAGTGATATGGTTTTGTAAAGAATCAACTACCGCTTCACTCTTAGCAATATAGGCATCAAGCCTATCCTGAGCTCTNTTATTCATTGGAGTGAGTAGCCCGAAAGCGTACATTGCAGCTATTGCAACTGCTACTAAAACCATTAAAGTATTTGCTGAAACCTTCATATTGTTTTTTACATTATATCCTTGTACTCTACATATAAGTAATTTGCTCTACCTCCATCCTTGACTTGTCCAATGGGTCTTGTTCTCATTACAATACCTCTTCCGTACATCCCCTCAACTTTAGTTGCTTTAGATGCATTTCTCTCAAACTCTACAATAGGAAAATCTCCTTCTTCAAAGTCTTTAACATCGGTCATTACCTTCGTAGTGCTTATCTCTAGCGTACTATCTTTAAGCTTGAAGTCAGAATCGGTAAAAGTTCTTTGTGCAATATCTGCATGATCTGGTCCGAATGCCATACTGTCTATGGTCTCTGATCCTGCTGCTAAGTCTGGATGGTTATTTATAAACACTCTACCGTAAGCCCTTCCATCCATATCTAACATCTGTAGAAGCTTTGGATTATCTTCAGCAGGTACAAGTTGAAGTCCATCTATCTCACCTGCCATTGCTTTTGTCATAAAAGCTTCAAAGGTAGGACGGAATCTCTTCATTACAGACTCCCATCTATATCCTCCATCCTTTTTGATAGATACGTGCTTTTCTCCATCTTTGGTTAGTAGTCTAAGATCACCTTTCCAGCCTTTAGATTCACCTTCTTTACCAATATGATCAATGCCTGTTACATTTTTATAAACGAGGTCTTTGTTCTTTGCTTTGAATATTACTGTTAGGTTTGGTTGTTCTGCTAGAGCTTCTTTAACCTTATCTACAACAATATTCTCATTAGAAACACCGGCACCACCTGTTTTAGATTGACCTAATGGTTTATGAATAATCTCTATACCATTTTCTGATTCGTATCCACCACCAGATGACCCTACACTTTTACTTGGATCGATTCTAGTGAATCCCATCTTCTCTAAACCAGAGAAAATCTCTGAGCGAGGCTTGTCCGATAGGATGATTATTCTATTCTTATTATAAGCTTTGATCTCATCTTTAGGAATACCCATACCTGCCATAATGGTAGCAGCTACTGTTTGAGCCTCTTTACTTAGGTATTCAAATTCCTTTTTAGCTTCATCCAAAAAGTATTCTGCTATGAGATTTAAAAGCATCATATTACTCTTCATTCATGTTATCAAAATCAGCACTCATCATATCACGAACAATAAGTCCACGATTAGATTCTAAGTAGCTCTTAATAGCACTTGATTGAGGGGCATCTTCTAACCACTTCATAACAATATCTAAGTAATTGTCATGCTTTGTTTTAGAGGCTTCAGTAATTCCTTCATTAACTGCAGCAAGTCTACGCTTGTTGTTCCACTTATGTACGTCAAAGTCTTTCATAATCTTATGTAAAATCTGGTTCTTCTCCTGCTGGTTCTTCTCCTCCGAATTCATCTCCATCAGTTGGAATGTCCTCGAAATCTCCTGTTGGTTCTCCTGGGAAGTCTCCTCCGCTACCTGGTGATCCTGCTTCTCCTTCTTCTCCGAATTCATCAAAAGATCCTTCTTGCTTAGGAGTTCCGTACTTAAAGAGTTCTGTGATGTGATTTAAAGCTTGCATAAACTGCTCATGATAATCCATCTTATACCTCTTTCCTTCTACTTGAATCTCAAAAGCTTCTCCTAACCATTTTAGGAAAAT